TATTCACCCTGAACACTCTGAAAAGTATTTCCGTATTATGCAATTGAATAAAGAAAGTAACACAGCAAAATGGTTAGTTGATAATATGGGATTCTTATTGGAAGAGAGTGTATGGTCATCAACTAAAAGTGATTACGTTGTTTTTGTCCCTGTTGAAAATCCAAAAGTTGGTTTATTCAAAAAAGATATGAAAGGAATTAAACATCTTGAATTAATTAAGTTAGTTCAACAACATTGGGTAAATGCCGGAACTAATCACGAATTGTGTGCTTATAAGGGAGTTAATCATAATACATCTTGTACTGTTATTATTGATGACAAAGATGCTATCGTTGATTACATTTGGGAAGAAAGAGATTTCTTTACTGCGGTAAGTTTTATGTCAGATTATGGAGATAAAGATTTTAACCAAGCACCATTCACTTCAGTGTTAAATTTGGAAGATATTATTGAACAATATGGTAAAGGTTCAATTTTGGCATCAGGTTTAATTATTGATGGTTTACATTACTTTAATCAAAACTTATGGTTAGCTTGTGATACTCTATTAGATAGAAGTATAACTTTAACAGGAACAAGAGAACAAGTTTTATTAAAAGAATATTGGTTGTCAAGAGCGAAGAAATTTGCCAAGAACTACTTTAAAGGTGATATGAAGAAAATGGTTTATTGTTTAAAAGACGTTCACTTATTCTACAAATGGGAAACTATTACTCGTCAATTCAAAGAAGTTAATTTCGGTGAAATTTTAGACAGACCTCAATATAAAGATATTAGTGACTTTGCTGCTCAAGCATGTTCTGGTGGAAGTTGTGAAATTACAAGTATCTAATGATAGAAGGGGTTGATTATTACATAGATGAGAAGTCAGGGCTTATGGTTCTGACTTCTCTTTTTTTATTGAAGAGAGGGTACTGTTGTGGTAACAAATGTTCAGGATGTCCTTACTTACCCTCACATCAAAAGGGAAATACAAAAATAAAAGAAGATACATAACCATTTTCGTATTGTTTATATTTATTGAATATGGCAGCAACCTATGGAATAGATTTCCCATTTAGGGATAGTTTAGAGGGAAAGTTTTTAAAGATGACTGGAACTCCCGAAAGAGAGATTAGAGCGGATTTAATACACCTCCTATTGACAAAGAAGGGTAGTAGATATTATTTACCCGATTTTGGTACTAGATTGTATCAATACATCTTTGACCAAAACGATGCTGTCACATTTGGATTGATTGAAAGTGAAATTCGTGATTCTGTGAAAAAGTACATTCCTAATTTGGATTTAACTTCAATAGTGGTAGTGTCCGCAGAAGATGACCCTGACCAAATTAGTTCACTACAAGAAAATGAAGATAATAGACTTTTTAGGGTTTCAAGTGATTCTGAAAAACCACATACGGCTGTAGTTAAAATTGAATATACAGTAAATAACGGGGCATTCACGTCTTCGGATTTTATAATACTAAACATTTAAGATGAGTAAAAAAATATCATACGCAACAAGAGATTTTGCGGGTTTAAGGGAAGAGTTAGTAAATCTAACAACACAATATTATCCTGACTTGGTTAAGAATACCAACGACGCATCAATATTTTCAGTATTATTAGATTTAAATGCTGCGGTTGCGGATAACCTACACTTTCATATAGATAGAGTTTGGCAAGAAACAATGTTAGATTTTGCACAACAAAGACAATCGTTATTTCATATTGCGAAAACTTATGGTATGAAAATACCTTGTAAAAGACCTTCAGTTGCATTATGTGACTTTTCAATGAATGTTCCGGTTAGAGGTGATAAGGAAGATGAAAGATATTTGGGAATTATGAGATCAGGAACACAAGTATCGGGAGGTGGACAAATTTTTGAAACGGTAGAGGATGTAGATTTTTCAGACCCATTTAATAGTAAGGGTGAACCAAATAGATTGAAAATACCAAATTTTAATGCTAATAATCAATTAGTTTCTTATACAATTACAAAAAGAGAGGCGGTAGTTAATGGAGTTACAAGAATCTATAGAAGAGTAATTACATCATTAGATCAAAAACCATTTTTAAAATTATATTTACCCGAACAAGATGTGTTAGGTGTTAGTAGTATCATACATAAAGATGGTACTAACTTTGGAGCTAACCCAACTTCAAATGAATTTAGTGATTTAACAAATAAATGGTATGAAGTTAAAAGTTTAGTACAGGATAAAGTTTTCGTATCAGACCCAACCGCAGTATCAGATAAAAATAATTTTAAGGCGGGAACCAATAAAACCGTTACAAATAAATTTGTAACTGAATATACACCAGAAGGATATTTTTCAGTTACATTCGGTTCAGGTAATGTTGACCCATTAGACAATTTAGATAGTCATATGAACGGTACGATGAAAGTTAACCTTTCAACCTATCTTAATAATATGTCATTGGGAGCAATACCAAAATCAAGTACAACTTTATTCATAAAATACAGAGTTGGTGGAGGAAAAGATTCCAATTTAGGTGTAAATGTTATCACGAGTATTGATAATATGGAATTGGACGTTAATGGACCACAATCTACAATTAACACACAAGTGACTCAATCTATGAGGGTTACAAATATAACACCTGCCGTTGGTGGGGCAGACCAACCAACAATTGAAGAATTAAGAAACATGATTTCTTTTAACTTTGCGGCACAAAATAGAGCGGTTACTTTAAATGATTATAAATCAATAATTGAGTTGATGCCAGCAACATTCGGAGCACCAGCAAAAGTGAATGTCATTGAAGAAGATAATAAGGTAAAAATTAAAATTTTATCTTATGATGATAGTGGTAATTTATCTGACACAGTTTCAAACACATTAAAAAGTAATATTATAGAATATCTTTCTGAATATAGAATGATAAATGACTACATTGACATTGCAAGTGGGGAAGTTATTGACTTATCATTGGAAATGGATATTGTCATCGATAAAAATGAAAACCCAACAGATGTCATTAAAACAGCGATTAATGATAGTATAGATTTCTTTGACATTTCTAAAAGAAAAATGGGAGACCCGTTATTCATTGGAGATTTAATTAGACATATTGGTCAAATACCTGGTGTGGTGAATGTAATTGATATTAGAGTTTATAATAAGATTGGTGGGTTATATTCATCATCGGAAACCGCAATGGCGTATAAAGACACATTAACTAAAGAAATTTTACAGTCAGATATGACCATTTTTATGAAGTCCAATCAAATATTCCAAATAAGGTTCCCTAATACTGATATTAGAGTTAGAACCAAAACATTAGGAACGACTACATATTAAAATGTTTTTTGTTTATAATAGTAGAAAATCTCCTTTTTTCTATTTATTAAAAGAATGATACAGAAGCATAGAATATCCACAAACATTGGGAAGGACCAAATTGTCAATCTTGAATTAAAACAAGATTTTGATTTTTTGGAAGTTCTATCGTTAAGATTCACACAAAAGGATGTTTATTCGTCAATGTGTTCGGATTACGGTGTTGTGTGTGGTCGTATTTCAGTTAATAATGGTTTAGGTGTTCCAAATGCTAGAGTATCGTTATTTGTTCCACAATTAGAAATTCATTCAAATGACCCAGTTATATCTGCGTTATATCCATATACCGAAATCGGGGATAAAGACAGTAACAATTATAGATACAATTTGTTACCATCAAGAAAACAACATGGTGGACATGAACCAACCGGTACATTTTTTGACCAAGAAGATATTTTAACAAGAGAAGAAGTTTTAGAAGTGTATGAAACTTATTATTCGTATACAGTTAAAACAAATAGTTCTGGTGATTTTATGATTTGGGGGGTACCGTTAGGACAACAAACAATTCACGTTGATGTTGATTTATCCGATATTGGTTGTTTCTCTTTAAGACCTTACGATTTCATGAGACAAGGTGATGGAGTGGATAAATTTAAAAACAAATATACATTTAAGGCATCTGAAGATTTAAGTACATTACCACAAATTGTTTCATTTGACAAAACAATAGAAGTTTACCCTTTTTGGGGTAATGATGATTTTTGTGAAATTGGATTAACAAGAACAGATTTTGATTTATCGGAGAAAGGAATTAATATCACACCTACCGCATTTATTATTGGTGGAATATACGGTGATAACGGTAAAAGTGCGGTTAATAAAAACTGTAGACCTAAAAAGAAAATGGGTAGAAAATGTGATTTGGTTGCCAAATCTGGAACGATTGAAGCAATTAGATTCACCTCAAAAAAAGATGTAAATAATAGACCAATATTAGAAGAGGTTAATTTAGAAGAAGATATACCTGATGACGGTGGATTTGTATTTCCAATTGAAATGAATATGGATTATGTCTATACAAATGAATTTGGTGAAAATGAAATAACTAATGACCCAAATAAAGGTGTACCAACTTCCGCGTGTTATCGTTTTAGAATCGACATGAACGATAATGATTTAAGTAGAGCAAGAGTTAACGCCGATTACTTAATTCCAAATATTAGAGAGTTTAATTCATCGGAAAGTGAAATAGACGCGTCATATTACTTTGGAACACAATGGAGTGGATATCCAACAAATGCCGTTAGTACCAATTCTAACTATGGAATTTTATATAGTGAAATGGGGGAATATTACCCACGAGATTATTTTTATAGATTTAATTATAATAAAGTTTATACAGTTTCATCATTTCATAGTAACTACCAAGTAGGTGGAAATTTTACAAATATAAATGAATTACATCCATCAGAAGAAGAAGATTGTGGAGATAAATTAACACCACCATCAAATTTTGGATTTAGAAATTATACATTTACGTTATTGATTGCGGATTTTTTATTGTCGCTTGATTATGTTATTAAATTT